TATACTCCTTCACCACTACCCGGATTCCAATCAGTACCATCAGCGTATCTTATATCGCCTACTCTTGGTCGTACAGGAGGAACATGAATTCTTTCCAATCTAAATGCGGCTTGGTTATATATTATATTTCCAAGTCTTTTTAGTTCAGTTACAAGGTATGTACCCATGTCTTCTTGATTTTCAGGTATTGGCCCCGGCTCATATAAGGTAACACTCTTTTGAACCCTATCAGTATAAGTAGGCATTAGTAAGACCTTGATCCTCTTGACCCAACATTCTGTATGTCGATAGCATAACTATCTAACTCCCAATCCATATCTGTAGTAGACTCAAACTTAACAGCATAATACTTTCCTGTGCCTCTAACAGAAACTTTAGACTGAGTATTAGGATTAAATGTTACTGGAGCGCTCCAAGTTATACCACCTTCTGTAGACATTTGTGTACCAATGTATACGTTAATATCATTGGTGCTTGATATAGCCATGTTAGGGTAAATAGCGCTAATTCGTTTTACCATGTTTTGATTGGGCCTGCCAGACTCATCAAGACTTAGACCAGTCCTTTCAATATATGACTCCATGTTTGTTGTATCGTTTTTATTTCCAGAACGATCCCTGTACAGTTTTGTGTTTCCGGGGTCTGCAAACAATAAAACCTTATCCTGCAAATCATAACTCATAGTCCAAGGGCCAGTAGCGGTTTCCCAATAACCAGCAGTTTCAGCCCATGTAGTAGATGTAGTAGGGTTAGATACGTTACCGTAGCCCATATGAGCGCAGTCAGGTATATCTCTAATAGTAAACGTGTTGGTAACATAGTTCCATACAACTGCTTTATTAGGAAAGTTAGTACCTCCACCATCAGAAGTAAAACAAAAAAGTATTTCGTTTCTTCCGTAGTCTGCTACTACAAAACTTTTATCTGTTTGCTGACCGTCAATAGATTGAAACACATATTCTTTTAACTTCATAGGAAGAATAGGTTTCATTCTTTGACCATCGTTTACATAAAAGTTACCTTTGCCAAAGATTGCATGACCGCCATCAAACTCTGCAACACAGTTTTTTGCTATTGCTCCAATAGTAGGAGACAACTGCCTAAACGCAAATATAAATGGTGTACCTACAAATGTCATAGAAAATACAGCGTCTTCTTTATAAATCATAAAAGAGTCGCGCAAAGGTAGCCCATCTAATATAGCGCCTTTTGTATCTGCTAATTCAAATTCACCAGCATCAACCGTGCTTGTAGTTTCATTCCATGACGTAGGAAGAGTCTGGGTTGCCGCTTCTGTACTCCACTTAACAAGTCTAGGAAAGTTTACATTATCTTTAGTAATGTTTAAAGAAATTAAGAATGATCTAAAAGCCCTTAAAGATTTACATCTTGTTGTAATCGTAACACTAGCGTTATCACTATGAGAAGCCGCCGCTGTGCTATTAGCGCCTCTAACACATCCTGTAAAAGTTGTAGACGTTACACCAGTGTAAGTTATTTCTTCTGAGCCAATAGTCATTTTTCCTGCTGAAGGAAAGTCTTCTGTGCTATCTACAGTAATAGTAGTTACCGAATCATTAATAGCACCATTAAGAATTGTAGCAGAAGGCCAGTTTGTTAAATCCTGCATCTTTTGACTAGACAAAGGAATACCATCTGTAAGTTGCCAAAACTGTGGGTTATCAACATTGTTAGTCATAACTAGCACACCACCTATAACAGTTGATGTCCAGCCCTCACCAGCGTCAGTAGAGTATCCTCCGCTAGTTCTTGTAATATTATACCACTTTGTTGATCTGTTTACAGTAGCATTATCATCATACGCGGCGGCAACAGTGCTATCAGCGGCTCTTGTGCATCCAGTAAACTGTGTAGACGTTTTTCCAGTGTAGGTTATATTCTCTGTTCCAATAGTAATTGTACCTACATTCTCAAAGCCTACAGTGCTGTCTACAGTTATTGTAGTAACACTAGAGTTTATTGCTCCATTTAATGCAGTAGATGACCCTGTATTGTCATAAGCATATATAGTTGTAAGCCCACCAACTATCCAATACTCAGGAGTGCCTAAACTAATTTGAGTTACATAGTGTGGAGCAACAGGGCAAGTCTTTAATACTTCAGAATAACCCGGACATTTCTTTATAGAGTTTTCTTCTGTCTTTACATTATTGCCATCAGACCATACGTTAGGCGGCAAGTTCCAAGGGCTTGTTTCTTTTACAATTCCAACTTGGCCTACACTATCTACTTGTATTAATGCCATTACAAATACCTAACGTGATAAGGATCAACCTCCGCATCAGGAGCCGAAGGCCAATTCCAATAAGTTTTATCTACGACACGATCTACTATTTGAGTATCGGGGCCAATTGTTTCAACGCCTTCATCGTCGTAGGTAGACAAGTATCGCTCCTCTTGCACCTCATGGTTCTGAAAATTCTTGACTGCTTGTACAGATGCAAACGCTTCTACGCCATTCTCAAGACTGTTGCCATGCGCTCTAACTTCGCTACG